AGCTAGATAATGCAGCACAACGAATCTTCCTTAATAAAACAAATAAATTTGAACGTAGATTTTTGGAAAAAGCATTAAATAAGATGCTTGAAGTTTCTAGGAGAAATTTAGATACATCAGATCTTATTAGAGTTATGGATGAGGATATTGGTGTAGTTGAGTTTATGAATATTGAGAAGACAGATATAACCGCAAAGGGTAAGTTAATTCCTATGGGCGCGAGGCATTTTGCATCAAGAAATCAATTGATTCAGAATGTTATGGGAATTTTTAATGGGCCAATAGCAGGAGTAATAGCTCCTCATGTGTCTTCAATAGCCTTGGCTAAGATGTTAGAAGAAGCAATGGGTCTTCAGAAATTCCAGTTAATTAGCCCTAATATAGCTGTACAAGAGCAAAAAGAAACACAAGGGGCAGCACAACAAGCAGAAATTCAATTGCAAAATGAACAATCAATTCCTTTAGAAGAAGAGATAATTGATTAAATAAATAAGAAATGTCTTGACTTTTTAGCTATTTCGTGGTATAATAGTGGAGTACATAAAAATGTAGCTTCATATAACTATTACTTTAAATATAATTTATGAATAAATTTTTACGTGTAGATAAAGAAGATTGGGGATTAATGTCGAAGCAGGATGTGGTGGATATTCTAAGAAAATATCTAGAAGAAGAAAAAGCTACCTCCTATCGTAAAATGATCTCTGAAGAAAGTTTTTTAAGCCCATCATGGGCGGAGCAACAATCCTTTCTATTAGGCGATTTAAAACGCATTGAAAGGATACTTAAATTTTTACCTGACAAAGGGAATTAAAATTGACTGAAGAAACAATATTTGAAGGTGACAAACCTGAAGAGACAGCAGCACCCGTAGCAGATACCCAAACCGCACCAGTAATTCCGACAGAATTACAAGGGATCGTAGGAGAGGGAAAGAAGTACTCAACTTTAGAATCAGCTTATGCTTCTATTGCCCCTGCCCAATCTCATATTGCAACAATCGAAGCTGAGAACGCTTCCTTGAAGCAAACATTGGAAGGACAGAGAACAACCAGAGAACTTGTCGATGAATTAAGATCTACCCAAGCAACGGGGGAGACAACTCCTAGAGCAGAAGTAAATCAAGAACACATTTCTACAATGGTTAACCAAGAGTTAACCAAAATAGAGCAAAGTAAAGTAAAGGCTCAGAATAATAAAACCGTGGCGCAACGCTTTATGAAGCAATACGGTAATAAAGGCGAGGATGTTTATAACAAACTTGCCACTGATTCTGGTCTTACTGTAGCTGATTTGAATATAATTGCTGCAAATTCACCTACTGCTGTTTTTAAAATGGCAGGATTTGAACAAAAACAAACTGATGTTTCTCCTACTATAGGATCTGTTAATACACAAGCGTATCAAGCAGAGCCTACAGGAGATCTTAATGCTAAAGTAAAAAGCTTTGATACTAAAGACGTTAAAACAGCTTGGGCAATTGCAGGAGAAAAAGCTAGAAAGAATCTTGGTTTATAATTAACTTAAAGGAAATATTTTATGTCTCAATTGACAAGTAACTCAACTGCTTTTATTGAAGCAGAACAGTATAGTCAGTTTATTCTTGACAATCTACAAACATTTGCCCTTCCTGACGGATTGTGGCGTGATGTGACAGATTTTGGGAGTGGAACGACTTTAAACATTAAAACAATCGGTACTGTAACGATCCAAGATGGTGCGGAAGACACACCACTTGATTTCAATGCAATCGACAACAACACCCTTACTCTTGGTATTACAGATTACAAAGCTGATGCTTGGCGAGTGTCTGATGAACTAAGGGAAGATGGGGCGCAGGTAGAAGCTCTTATGAGTATGCGGGCAGTAGAATCTACTAGGGCATTAGCGGTAAATCACGAAACTCGTTTCTTGCAAGTTGCAGGTAGCGAAAGTGGAACTGGACAAACGAATGCTAATGTTAACTTGGTTAACGGACAGCCTCATCGTTGGGTCGCAGGTGGCGCAGGTTCAGCTACCCGTGTTATGACTCTTAGTGACATTATTGCTGCTAAACTATCAATGGATAAAGCAGGAACACCTGCTAATGGTCGTATTATGATTGTTGATCCAGTTGTAGAAGCAACTTTTAACAGCCTTACTAACTTAGTAAACGTAAGTAATAACCCTCATTTTGAAGGTATTATTACTGAAGGTTTTGCTAAAGAACATAAGTTTGTTAAGAATATATTCGGGTTTGATATTTGGACAAGTAACTTCCTACCAGTAAAAACTGCTACTGAAGCACTAAATGCTTCTAGTTACAATCTAGCAAATGATACTGCTGAAATTGGGGATGTTGTGAATGTTGCAATGTGTGTTGCAGATGATAACTGTAAGCCAGTTATGCACGCATGGCGCAGACAGCCACGCACAGAAGGTTGGCGCGATCCAAATAATCGCGGTGATAATTTCCAAGTAACTTCACGTTTTGGGCTAGGTATTCAGCGAACAGATACTCTGATCGCAATTGCTACTCACCCAACTAACTACTAAAAGGAGATTATTATGGGATTTGAAACTAATTTAATTAGGGGTGTAGAAAATCATTATGGGTCAAGAGTTACCAACAAGAAATTTGGTGGTGTAACTCAGAATAATGGGCCAGTTAAAACGGCTGAATGGACGTTTGATTTTAATGATCTACCTGTAAGTGGTGATAACAAAATGATTCTTCGCATACCTGCGAATACTTATATTGTTGAAGCTTACTTCCAAGTAATCACTGCCTTCGCAGGTGGAACTAGCTATGATATTGATCTTGTGGAAACTGATGCTTCGGCTATTGGTTCAGGTGAAGATAAACTATGGGATGCGTTAGCTACAGCTTCTATTGATGCTTCTGAAGTTCTTCTAGAACTTAAATCTTCAACTTGTGCTTCGGGTAGTAACTCAGGAAATGCTATCATGGCAAAAACTGATGCTGTAGGTCAACTTCAAGTTGTAGCTACGGGTACGTTTACCGCAGGTAGAGCAAGAATCATCATAGAGTACTTAACTGTTCCTGCTGCTTAATTGGGAATGTTTTTGTATATAATGTAACAAACTAAAGGGGAGTCTTTTGCGCTCCCCTTTTTTTCTTAGGAGAATGTAATGGCAAATCCAATTAAAGAGAACTGTCTACTGGCTGATAGTCTTAGTAGACCTCTTATAACAGAAAGACAGACTAACATAGCTGATCCTGCTTCAATAACACAAGTAGCTGCTCCCGTAGGTGGTACAGGAGCTACGGCAGGTGCTTATGATACAGCAGGAAATCGTAATCTAGCAATAACATCTATTAATGCTGCTAGAGCAGATATCGCTGTTTTACGGGCAAAGCAAATCGAAATTCTAGATTTACTAGAAGCTCATGGTTTAATGGTGGAATCTTAATCTAACGGGGGAGTTTATCTCCCCTTTTCTAGGTTTTTTCTTATGACAATAGAACACAAAAATATAAGTAATGCAGAACTACATGAAGTTAAAGGTGTATCTACTGCTACTACAAATAAGACCCTTCATGCTACTTCAGGAGCAGGAGTATGGAAGTTCCAAGAGTTTGCTCTTAATCTACACATAGCAAATTTAGTTACTGATACTACTTACTATTTAGCTACTCCTTATGCAGGAACAATTACTAGTATTACAAGCGTAATTGACAATGCCTTTACTACTGCTAATTGTGTAATAACAGCTAAGATAGGTAGTACCGCAGTAACAAATGGCGTACTTACTATTACCCAATCAGGTAGTGCAGCGGGCGATGTCGATACAGCGACCCCAAGTGGCAATAATACTTTAACAGCAGGTCAAGCAGTAAATTTTGTTATAGCCACAAGTAATGCAACCACTACTCGATGTACTATAACAGTTATTATTCGTAGGACAGCCTAATGCCTTCAATGACGTTACTAGAACTAACACAGGATATATTATCTGATTTAGATTCAGATAATGTATCAGATATTTCTGATACTGTAGAAAGTACGCAAGTAGCTCAAATAATAAAAACATCATATTATAATCTAATTGATGGAAAGGATTGGCCTCAGTTAAAAAAGTTTATTCGACTAGAGGCTGCTACTTCTGCTAGACCTACTCACATGAAAATACCAGATAGTGCTATTGACATTGAATGGGTTAAATATAATGTTAAAACAACAGCAGATTCATTTGATAAATATATAGATATAAAATATAAAACTCCTAAAGAATTTGTAGATTTAATAGCAGTAAGAAAAAGCGATGAGTCAGGAGTAAAGGTTGTTACAGATGCAACAGGAGTTTCTTTAAATATTAATAATGATGCTCCTGCTACTTTTTATACATCATTTGATGATGAATATTTAATCTTTGATTCTTATGATTCGGCTATAGATACTAGTAATATGCAACAGAGTAAGTCACAATGCTTTGGTAAAGTACAGCCTACATGGTCTGTTACTAATACTTTTGTTCCTGATTTACCATCACAAGCATTTAGCTATCTTTTAGCTGATGCAAAGACTGCAAGTTTTGTAATATTGAAACAAAGTGAGAATCCAATTGCAGCACAACAATCTCAGATTCAAAGAAGAAGAATGTCTCAAGAGGCATTCAGAGTAAGTAATGGAATTGACTTCGCAGGTTTTGGAAGAAAAGGGAAAAAATACTAATGTTAATGTACACATCAGCAGCAGGAAAAGAACTTCACTTGGGCGTAGATCCTAAATCACCTTTACTAGCTTTTAAATGGGATAGTGGTGGAGAGATTCCTCAAGAATTACAGGGATTATTTACAGCAGAAGATATGGCTAAGAAAGCATTTAATATGTGGAGAGCTAAAAAAGAAAGTGTAAAAGGAATGGAAATAGATAAGTAGTTATGGCAAAGGCTAGTTCAGAGAAACAACATAATAACTTTGTCAGAGGGTTAGTTACTGAAGCAACCGCTTTAACCTTTCCAGAAAGTGCCTCTGTAGATGAAGACAACTTTGTTCTAGAACGGACAGGTAGGCGTTTGCGTAGATTAGGAGTAGATTATGAAACTAACTATGTAAAGAAAGCTACAGGACTTTCTGAAACTGTATTGGCGGGATCAAGACAAAGCCTACATCGTTGGAATAGTCCTGACGGTGATACATCTAAAATGATAGGTATTATACGATCCTTTAATAAACTTTGGTTTATTAATCTATTAAATGTATCTCCCACTACTGAATATCTTAATAGTGGTAATCCTATAACAATATCGGGACTTGCTAATTCAGATATACAGGTTACAATTATTAATAATAATGTTGTAATGGTTTCTGCTGATATAGATGATCCTGTATTATTAACTTATAATAGAGTAACTAAAGCAGTTTCTCAAGAAACTCTTACTTTAAAAATAAGAGATGTGTGGGGAATAGATGATGGTTTAGCTGATGATTTCAGACCAACAACTCTTTCTGATGAACATTTTTATAATTTAAGAAATCAAGGATGGTCTCCTAAAATTGTATCTACTTGTGGTTCAGATGGAATCAATTGCACATTTACAACTCTCGGTGAATACCCTAGTAATTCTGATGTATGGACTTTTGGCAAAGAGGCAGATACTACAGATTCAGCTACTTTTGAAAAGTATAATCCTACTATTATGGATAGGGCTTTTCAAGATAATGCTCCTGCGGGTAAAGGACACCATGTTATTGATGCCCTTCATAGAGGAGCTTCTAGAACAACTGAAAGTGGTATCGCTTCCCTACCTACAGATAAAGAAGAAGGTAATTTAACTACTGTAGCTACTTATGCGGGTCGAGTATTTTATTCAGGAGTTTCTTCATCTGTAGAAAGCGGTGATTCTAAATCTCCTTTTTATTCTGGCTTTATATTTTTTACACAAGTAGCAACTGCTACTGATGTTTTAGATAAATGCTATATGTCAGCAGATCCTACTTCACAGGAAATTAGTGATATTATAGATACAGATGGGGGAACTATTCAACTGCCAGATATTACTAAGATAGTTAAACTTGTTTCTACTAAGTCTTCCTTACTAGTATTTGCAGAGAATGGTGTGTGGGAAGTCTTTGGTGATTTAGGTGGATTTAAGGCTACTTCATTCCAAGCATCTAAAGTAACTTCTATAGGCACAGAAAGTCCTAGAAGTATTATAGAAGTAAATGGAGCAGTAGCTTACTGGTCAAGGTCAGGTATCTTTTTATTATCTCAAGATAATACCACTGGTAGATACCAATCAGAATCAATAACTTTAACAACTATTCAGGGTCTTTATAATAATATATCTAATATAGCAATACAAAACTCAGTAGGAATGTATGAAGAACAAGAAAACAGAATTAGATGGTTATATAATGATGACGATGACTATAATACTAATAATTATATAAATAAATATAATAAAGAACTTGTACTAGACTTAACATTAAAATCTTTTTATCCTAATACAATTAGTCCACTGGCAAGTGGCAGTCCTTATATATCAGATTATATTGTCCTGCCTAGATTTACGTCTACAGATAGTACTGAAGATGTTATTGTAGGTACAGATGTAGTACTAGCTGGCACTGTAGGAGTTACTGTAACAACATCTCTTAGATCTAATAGAAGAACTACTTATTCTTTCTTAGTATCAGCAGGTACAAATATTACAATAGGAAGATATAGTAATACTTCCTTTAAAGATTGGTACACAGAAAATACTGCGGGAGTAAATTATTCTAGTTATCTTATAACAGGTTATGATATATTCGGTGACTTAATGAGGAAGAAATATGTTCCTTATTTATTCATGTACTTTGATCGCACAGAGGATGGTTTTACTGACGTAGATGGGGCTTTAATGCCTGACAATCCATCAGGTTGCATGGTACAAGCACAATGGGATTGGGCAGATAGTATTAATAGTGGTAAGTGGGGTACAGCTTTCCAAACATATAGGTATAAGAGAAACTACATTCCTACAGGTGCATCAGATACATTTGATTATGGTAAGAATATAATTGTAACGAAAAGTAAATTAAGAGGAAATGGTAAAGCACTTTCATTAAGAATAGAATCTGAGGCAGGAAAAGATTGTAAGCTCTTAGGATGGGCGGTATTAATGGAAGCACCCGCAAGACCTTGACATTCTATGTAGATTTCCATGATGGTGGTTCAATTCCTACTATTATAATAGCAATGAGAAAAGATGATTTAGTTATAGGAAAAATACTTTTAGTACCTTTATCTGAACAATGTTATCAAATACATATATCAGAAGTTATAAAGAAAGAAAGAGGGCATACATTAGCTTTTGCAAGAGAAGCATTAAGGGTAGGATTTACTTCTATACCTAAGATAGAAAAAGTGTTTGCTTTAATTCCTGTACACAATAGATTAATAATAAAAATAGCACAAAAATGTGGATTTAAAAAAGAAGGTAACTTAACAAATAGTTTTTTATATGATGGAAATATGGAAGATCAAGTAATGTATTCACTTAGTAAGGAGAATTTGTAATGCCAATAACTTTACCAGTAGCACTTGCGGTAGGCGCAGCGGTATCGGCTGTAGGAACTGGCCTTACCATGTATACAAGCATGAAGGGAGCGGGCGATCAAAAAAAAGCAGAAAAGAACAGAATTGCTGCTGCTAAAGAGGAGCAGAGGGTTAAACAAAAAAGAGCAGACTTAGATACTGCTAGATCAAGAATGGCTCAATTACGCAAAGGCAGACAAGACAGAGCAAGGATGATAAATATGGCTGAAAATGCGAATGTAGGTGGTGCTTCATCTGGGCTTATGGGAGGGCTATCTAATGTGTCAACAACAATGGGACGAGAGCAGGGTTATACTAATTTACAAACTGATTTCAGTAGTCAACTTAGTTTCTTATCTGGTGAACAAGCTCGGTATGCAAATAAATTTGATAAAATTGGAAGAGATACAAAAAATCTTCAAAGCATATTCCAAGGAGCATCCTCAATAGGAAGTAGTATGGTAGCCTATGGTGGGGGATATGAACAGTTAGGTAAAAATGTTCAGGGTTGGTGGAACGGCTAATGACAAGAGAAATAGTAGTAGAATATATAGAGCCAGAAGGAGAGGCTGAAACTAGCCTTACGAATCAGGAAGGTAAAGTAGAGCAATCTCCTGTCCAAGAAGATGCTCTGCCTACTATTGACAAAAAAAGTAATGTTACTCCCTTTAGACTTCCTGCTCCTAATGAAAAGCAGGAAACTATATTAGAAGCAAAAAATAATAGGATACCTCCCCCTCCCGCCAAAGCCCTTCAAGCTAAGACAAAAGAACAAGCTGACCAAGAAACTTTTTTCGCCCTTAGTCAATTAGGAATTACCGATAATATTGAAAATGACAAAAATAAATCAATTACCCAATTAATTAATGATGGAAAAAGTGATCTAGTAGTAGAAGCAGAAACACAAGCAGCAGTGCTAGATGAGGAAGAAAGAATAGAATCTATAGAGTCTATTATGGCTGACCCTGTTGTCAATGCTAATACTAAGAAAGAGATATTATTAAGAAATAATCGTAGTGGATATTTACCACCAAGTTTAAAAGAAAACTATATAAATAAACTATCTAAACCTGATCCTAATTTACCCACTAGTTTAAGGGAATCTCAAAATGTAGTACAGGCACAAATGCCTGAAAGAGTCCTTACACATTATTCTAAAATACGTGATGAAGATGTAAATAAAAGAGGTGTACGAGGTCATATAGCTGCTTTCTTTGCAAGTATAGATCATCAATGGGAAGGTGCGGAACTTCAACTAGGTAAACTTGGAGTGCTTCCATTGGGTATTTCTCAAGCAGAATATGATGCAGCCATGCCTGAGTTCCGTAGAATACAGCAAGAGTACAGAGTGGCTTCATCCTTGGGTCAGATGACGGGTATAATAGCTCCCGCTAGTCTTGCATTATTTACGGGCGGATTCATTGTTCCTATAGCTACGGCTGCTTTTATAGCAGCAGTAATAGATGGTACATCTAGATTTTCTGAATTAGATTATGAGGGTGTAGATTATGATACAGCATTAAAAGCTTCATTAGCGCAAGCAATTACCACGGGTGTGGACTTTACAATACCTATTATTAGGGCTTCTACTATAATTTCTCGTATGATGTGGAATGGTGGGATGAATGTAGCCCTTGGTGAAATGAATACGACTATGCAGAATTATATATTAGAAGCTTTTCCAGAGCTTAGACAGCCTCAGTTTGATGCAACGAATATGTCAATTAATGCTCTATCAGGGATGCTTATTGCTGCCATTTTTGGTCGAAATACACATAGCTTTGATAAAAGTATGCCTGATGTGGATGTGCCTCATAATAGTGTATACGAAACTATGAATGTAGCTAATCCTATAGAAGCAAGGAAGATAATAGCTGAAAATATAAAAAATGATAGTACAGGCAAGCTAACTAAAGAAATGTCTGGTGGGAAAGATATACATGGTGTCTGGAAATCTTTTGCAGTTCAAGAGATAATTAGACTACACCCAACTAACAATCAACTTAAACCTGAAATTATAAATGAAATGCAGGAAGTTGGTGATAATATGCTTGAATCAGCCGAGTGGTCTTTTACGTCTGGTTGGCGTGATACTTTTTTTACAAATGTAACACAACGTATGGCTGATGTAGCTGAGATATTCGCCATAAAAAAAGAACTTATGATTAAGGGTAATTTAATGCCCGCTAATAGTTACCTTGGTGGATTAAATATTAGTCCTAGTGTCTCGGAAGGAACAGATGTATCAGGCACAACTAAACAATTGCCATTTCCTACTGAAATTGGTGCAAAAAGATTCTTAACAACATTAGAAAAAAGAATTGAAAGAGGACAAGTTCCTATAGAATCTACTCTTGAAGTTTTACCAAAGGAAGGGGGGTATGTTGTTGCGTGGCATTGGAAAAAACTATACGAACCGTTAAGTTTAACTGATACATCTGTACAAAAAATAAGCATGGGTATTGGGCCAATGAAAAAAGATGTTACATCTTTGGCTAGAAGTACATGGTTTGACCATATTTCAAAAATGGGAAGACTAAATAGAGCAATGGAAAATGCAGGAATAGTCAATCAGGAACTAGAAAGGGCTGATTTTAAAAACTTATCAAAGGATTGGAATCAAGCCCTTATTAAAAATAAAAAACAAAATAGAGAGTTATACGAATTAATAGAACACGCAGCAGAAAATGCTCATTTAAGGGCTGATAAAGATTTTTATGATATGAAAAGTTTGTCTGTAATGTTTCCTCATCTTGGGGTAGACTCATTACAGCGACTTCATCTAACTCATCAAGTACTGCGTAGAGCAATAGATATTTCATATATTTTCGATAATAGAACATATAGAGAGGAGCTTCTCTCTCAAAATATGGAAGCTTTGTGGAGAACAGGTGAGAAAGAGGGGGAAGTAACAGAGCTATTGGGACTTGTAACTAAAAAGTTACAACCTAATGAAATATCATCAATGATAGCCCTTGAGGGTAAGGGCAATTTTATGTTATGGGATTATGATAGGAACTTAGCTGTTGAATATAATAAACAAGCTTTTGATGCAGAAAATAAAATTATAGTTAAATTAAATGAAGATATTAAAATAGGTAAAACTGATGGCAAATCATTAACTCGTACCTATAAATATGGTGTAGTAAAACAAAATGGAGATCTTAAATTTAATTATATACCTGAATTTATTCTTCCTAAAATAGAAGGTTACTTTCCTAGAGCAAATGTAGCAAATTACTTTGTAGATTCTTTCCCTGAAAAAGCAATTATGAATGGAAAAGTAGTTACTAGCCATAAAGCTTTATATAACATTAAGGAAACATTAGCAGGATTTAAGACCCGCGCAGATGCAGAAGAATTTATACGTCTATACCAACAAGACCATCCTAATATGATATTAGCAGCAAGAGAAGACACGGGGAGTGTATCTCAAAGGAATACATCAGATCTCTATAGACTTAAAAAATCAGAAGTTGCCTTTGCACAAAGAAAGAAAGAACGTCTAATTTCTGAAGACGGGAATGTCCCTATAGAAGATCCGTGGATTTCTATTACGGGTAGTTATCGGACTTTAGCTAAACAAAATAGACACATTGATCATGGTCGTGCAATAAAAGAATCGTTTATTCAGAATTTTGGAGATATGATTCCACCTCATTATGTGAATGAAATGCCGAATTTTATAGAGGAACTTATTCCTCCAAAACAAACAACTAAAGAAAATCAGATTAGATTTCAAGAAGCACAGGCTTATTTTAAATACCTCCAGAGATTTAATATGATTCAATCGGCAGGAGATTTTAGATGGAATAGATGGTGGCATAATATAGCAGAAGCAGGAGAAGCATTAATTGTCCCTAAAGAGATAAGTAAAATGTTTCATAAAGAATCAAAAAATGCTGTAGATAAACTATATCTGTTATCTAGACAAGGAAATATTCCTTATAAATGGGCAACGCAGTTTGTTACAATGAATATGATTTCAATGAATTTTATGCGTCAATGGGTAATTCAACCTGCCGATATGATGACGATGTATATGATGTACCCTAATCAGTTTTTAGAATCTTTTAGCACTATGCTATCCTTTAGACTAGCTCTTACGGCTAATTCACATGATTTAGGGCCAATATCTCGATTAATAATGTACCATGCTAGGAGAAACTCTGGGTTGTCGGATCAAGAATTTGATGAAACAATGGCGTGGTTTGAAGAATCTGGTTTGCTATCAGGATTTGACTCTCATGCTTATGTTAGTGATATGAGTAATGATGCTAAAAATATGCTTAAAGAAGATTATACAGATCTTGGATTCAAATTTATGAATAAAACGGGATTATTTGCTCCTCGTTCTTTAAGAAAAATAGGTTATGATCCTGCTGAATTAGCACAAAGAATAGGTATGTTATTAATGGCAAAGCATATATGGCAAAGAGATAATCCAACATTAGATTGGAGAACTGTAGAAAATAAAGCAATCATTGCAGCAGAAGGTTTAAGACTTTCGGGGTCAATGAATAAAGGGGCTTCTTATGACTATCAACATAACTGGTTAAAACCTTTTTTACAGTTCCAAGCTATTATACAAAAACAAACAATGAATATGCTTCAAGATACTGCAACTATAATGAGTGATGATGATAGAGCAAGACAAGCTTTAGCCAGACTTATACTCTTTGGCGATGCAGCTATTGTAGGGGGATCATTGGCAGCTTATATTTATGATCTTTTAAATGATGATGAGGGTGCGCCTTTCATTTCCGATCCTAAGTGGAGAATGGCACTTGAAACTGGAATATTAGATCCAATATTTGCTAAGTCCTTTGATCTAGCAACTGATATATATAGATCTAGAATGGGTTTAGAAAAAGATAATGCTAAATCAACAATGATGATTGGTAAAAGTATGTCTCCTATTTCTGAGTATGGGTTTCCTCATATTGCAGGAATGGCAGAAATCCTTAAACTTACAAATGGAAATCCTTCGGATAATCCAAGGTTTCCTGTTCTCCATATAGGAGCATCTTTATTTAAAACTTACCATGAAATTAAAAGTTGGACAAATATAAAAGAAATAAGTACTGCCGAACAGTTTGAAATGATTTTAAGAGAGGCTCTTGAAACTGCTACAATATTTGGCAATATGGAAAAAGCACTGGTAATGTGGAATGCAAAACAATATCTTTCATCAAGAGGCAAGCCTCTGGGTCTACCACCAAGTTATCCTGACATTATTTATAAAGGAATGTTTGGCGGAGAAAATCAAAAACAATATAAAATGTTTGAAGCAAGTAGTTATCTAATGGAATTTGATAAAAATGAAAAAGACTTAGCTAAAAAAATGTTTACATTACTACAGAATGTCTATACAAAACTACCAAATGGTGAATTAAGCCCCGATACGGCTACTAAGATAGAAAAACTATCATCTTTTTTAACTATGTTAGATCCTACACATGATCGGCAAAGTAGGGAAAATATAATGGATCTTGTATTACAGATGGATAAACAATCTCAAAAAAGTGTAGGTCAATCAATAATAACTTCTATAATGAAAAATAAACGAAGGTCAAATGATGAGCTTTTACATAAAGCACTAAGAAATTTGGAAGATGCAGACCACCATGCGCTACCTGAAATCAAGAAAATATTAGAGCTATTAAGAAATCCAGAAACAGAACCTCTATATATACACGAAGGCAAATAAATTATGGCTAATATTAAACAAGACTCAGGAAGTAAACAAGACTATAACAAAAGAAAACAAACTGGTGGTACTGAATTTGGTATTGGACAGGATACTTTAGCGGTTAATGCACAGGGATCAAAGTTCTCCAAAGAAGGGATACGAAAAAGATATGGTAATCTAGCACAAGGTGCTATACAAACTGGCATGGAAGGGATTTCAGGGGGCATTACCAATCTAAAATCCTTTCAAAAGGGACAAAACCTAGCAAATGTTCAAGAAGAAACAAAAGCTAACATTGCTAGTTTTATGCAAGGAAATCCTAATTCACTCTTAGATTCAGAAATAAATGCCGAAGTGGAAAAGAATATAGCTGCCGAACAAAGTGTCGGAGATTATTATGAAGAAGAAGCGTATCGAACTCTTGGCTCAAGTACCTCTGATGGAATAAAGATTAGTGGAGATGATTCAATAGGAGCAATTAATCTAGCTCTAGATAATACAAAAGCAAAAATGAAAACTGCGGGTCTAGCCTTTGTGCAGGGGCGATCCAGTGAAGAACAATATCAAAATGCAATGAATAATACTGCTAAAAAGTTTCTTGCACTGCATCCCTCACAAAAAGATGAAATTATTGCAGAAATGAATTATATGTCTAAACTCGCGGGAGTTAGTGACTATAGAAGTGAATTAAAAAGCCAAAGAGATGCTATTCAGGCAAATATAGAATATAGTAAAAAACAATCATTAGACAAATATCTGGAAAGATACTCTACACCGCCCGTGTATACAAGTGGGCCACTAGCAGGACAAACGGATTGGGACGTAGTTAATTCCGATAATGCAGAATGGGATAAGACTGTAGGCAATGCTAATAGAGTCACAGAACAAATAGCATCAATTAATAAATATAACGCTGCGGAAAAGGCACAGAATATACATGAACTTACTAAGAAAGATCCAAAAACGGGTCGTTCTCTGTTAGATGATGCCACATACGTTGAACTTTTCAAGACTGCTAAATTATTTAATAGGTATCCTGATAATATACCTCCAGAAGATCAAGCAAAAGCAATAGCTGAAGTAAATGAACTCCATGACCAAGCAGTTATGAGAGCCAACTATACATTAAGTGAGGGGGCAGGTGACGCAAATATTGATAAAAATGTAGGATTATTTATAAATCAACTAGAAGCAATGAAGAATGCCACAATATCAAAAATTAATGGTACAGATAAGAAAAAAACTTACGAGAACTCTGTCAAAATACTTGAAGATCAGGCTGCTATAAACTTTCTTCAGAAAACAGGTATAACTAAAAAAACTTCCGAACATATTTTAGAATTATTTCGTGATGTAGGAGGGCTACCTGCAATGTTAGGAGGAGAATTCGCCACCCCAGAGACTAGGGCATTAGCACATAAAATAATGTTATTTATGTCTAATTCGATACAATTGGTAAATGATAAAGTAGAAGGTATAGATAAAAAAAATAAGAATCTAAATGATACAGACCTTGATATAGAAGCTGCTGTTGAAGGAACAAAAGTATTAAAAGAAATTATTGGATCTGGCAAGGGTGAAGAAATGAATCTCGGAAATCCTAATTGGGAACGGGATATGACAAGTCAGACAGTTATAGATGGTATAAATAGTACAAGTTCAAATATAAGTGGAATGAAAAATCCAGTTGGAGTTACTTTTCTGAATAAAGAAAAACTATTTGATGAGTATATATCGGGAAATAATCCCACTTTTTTAACTAATTTAACTGATGAAGCTAGAGATGTTATAGATACTAGTTCTAAAGATTGGATAAAACAAGTAGATGATGATATTGTAAAGGAATTAGACAACCTTAGTGAAAGAGGTATAAAAATTAAAACTACCATTGATAATGGTAGGCTTAGTTTCCGTAGTTTGTCTATAGATAAGTCTAGAGACGGCAGTGGAGTAGCAGCCGACAGTATGAATGCAATGTATTCAGAAAGATTTCAGAAATTTATTAAACTTACTGCTAAATTAGAAAATAAAAATTTTGATACTGAAGATGACAGAAATCAATTAATTCAAAATACTATGGAATCATTTCCTAATCTCAGTAGTTTAGCTAGTCTAGTAAAAGAAATGCCTAGCACGCCCTCTGCTCCTAAAGAGCAAACACAGGAAGAGAAACTACCGCCGAGTGAATTTGGATCTGAAGCCTTTAGGGAACAACTATTACAAGGGATTCCAGAACCCTCAAAAGGGGTAATAAAAAAAAAAGATTCCCCTGAAGTAGATAGGGGAGAATCTCTATGGGAGGAAGGCTTGGAAAGGGCTAAAGATCTCGTAGTAAAAGCGGGGAAGGTAGCAGATTATGTCCTTCCTACTATGAACCCACTGCCTCCTACTAGTCCCGATAACCCCAATGGAATGGACAAAAAAGAGAATAGGTTTAGTTTTGATACAGTTGAATCACCTGAATTAAATGAGTTAGTTGAAAGGCATTTCACTAGAAAAAACAAGGAAGGAAAAGGTCTTAATATAAAGGGTAGTGAAAAACATACAAGAAACAATTGGGAAATACCAAAGAAGATATTGGCTGACTTAGCAAATAAATTTGCTTGGACAGAAAGTAGAAATCGACAATCTATTAAAAATTCTGAGGGTAGTACTGCTACGGGTTTATATCAATTTCTAGTAGGCACACAAGCCGAAAGGGATGCAAAGAAAAATACCTCTCTTCAGTCTGCTATTACTAGAGTGAAAAGTAAACTCAACAATCCACCTGCTTGGTTAGATAAGCTATATAAAGATGGTAAAGTAGGAGAGTTGACTAGAGATCAACAAACTTTGTTACTCTTAGGTGATTTATTAGAGAAAAAAGGTGGGGATGAACTTTGGAAAATAATGCTTGATCCAAAGAGTCAGGATGGTACGGGAGAGAAGTATAGAAAAGCTCAGTATGATATGTATATAAAATTACATCATACAGATAAAAAAGGTGTGTCAACGGCGGTAAAGGCAAATGCTCAGAAACACATCTTATATGTAAATAAATATTATCATTGATACAGGAAAATAATAATGGAACACGCAAATCATGCCGAGTGGCTTTTTGAATTATTAGTAGCAGCAGCAGGACTATTAGTAGCAGTAGGGCTATGGTTTGGTAGATTCTTATTAGTAAAGATTACAGAGTGTAGGGCGCAAGGTAGAATTACTTGTGATAAACTTGCTATATTAGAGTTGAAAATTGCAGAAGAATATGTTAGCGCACTCACCTTTAAAGAAGCTATTAACTCCTTTAAAAGTGAAGCACTCCAACATCATAAAGAAATACAAGATCGCTTCGCTAAACTAGAAAGCTATATGATGAAACGTAGGGGTGGGGATTAAGTTATATTCCTTTTTATAACCATAACTTGTTTCCCTGTCTTCTGAGAATATTTAATACCATGCTCAGTCCCTTTGGAAACCCCGTCCCATATTGCTAACACCCTATCCGCATTGTCAATGATTTGTTTATTACGGATAAAGAAATGTCTGGCTGAATAAGTGGAAGCCCTGTCTAGTTTAAAATAGGGAATAAACTCTACATGATCCATACTCCACTTTGTAGCATAAGACTTAGCAAACCCATCTATACCCTCTGCTCCACCAGAAATAATCGTGATCGGAACACCCTCAACTGAGTGTCCCGTAACAAAAGTATGTATTGCTTCCCACACTATTTGTTCTTCTTTTAATGACCGACTACCTATTATTGCTAGTTTCATATCAATGTATCCTCTTATCTATTATTGTTTCTAAAACTGAATCTTCATCCAACTCATGTACTACTATTTGAAAGTATACGTTAGGCACATCAGGATATTCAATCTTTAGTACTACTCCCTCCTCTAGATTTGCTTCTTCTAAGTCTCTCAATTGGACTACCAGTTCCATCAAGTACTTCTTCAGATCTAGATTGAAGTTTCCTTCTTGCTCTAATTCCATCATCTTTTATCTCCTGTAGAGTTCGCCCACAACTAATACACGCATTCCCTTCCTCATTCAGAAGGCACTCAAGGATACAACCTGTATCTGCCGTAGCCATAGCCAAGGCAGAATCAATTACAGCCCTAGATCTCACAAGCCCCTGCCACACAAGCGAGGGTTTGTGATGCTTCTGTATTATCTTTATCCTCAATCATAGCAGTCCAATCAATTCCTTTAGGCATAGTGGCAAGCATTGCTTCATACTGCTCCTTGGTTAGATCCTCATAAGGTGCTTGTTGGTATACGTGGTCAGAATGGGGTAAAAAGCTAATGCCTGAGATGCGATCAAATCTCTCCCAGACCCATGCGCCTACCCCGACCCATTCATCTTCCTTCACGTACACAGTACAACTAGGCTTATGTTCGCACCAATCATCTTGATACATCAACCATAGTTCCATCTGCTCTATTGCTGTTTGACTACCTCTACATATTGCACCATCAGGTGCTTTCATAGGGAAGCTTGCTACCATTGTCGTATCCTTCTTAGCTTCATAATCAACTAGAGGAAACCCATTGTCTAATAAGAATTGACATACTGGATCTTTCTTATCTAACTGAATACGCCGAATATAGTATGGAGCGAAACGAGCGTGAATCCCACTAGCAGAGTTACACAACTGAGAAACAGTACCAGAAGGCTTAACGCAAGTAATAGCAGTAGAAACAGGTACATTAAATCTCTCAGCCCATTTAACATTAACCTTCCTAGCATGATCCCTTAACTCCTGTAAAATTGTAGGTAATCCACGTACCAATTCACGATGCTGAAGCATTGCATCTTTAGCTCCATTAAGTAATGGGCTATCCATAATACCAGTAAGGCTAACTCCTAGTAACCTTTCTTCATCAGTGTTCTTCTTCCATTCTTCGGATAAGAACTTGAAATCCGTAAGGGTTGATTGATATGTTCCAAGTATTGTTGCCAATTCAATCTTCTTCTTGAGTTCATTATATGTATCTGATTGTCTAACAACAACTTCTGTAAGGTTACAGAATTGTTTATCTCTAAGTATAATTTCTGAGCAAGGATTACATCCGTAATCAAGATCAGCACTACGTCTTCCCCAACGAGAGGCTTGATTCTGTGCAGCAATGCGGTTAAAGATTCCCCTCTCACCAGACCCCGACTTAACGAGACTGAGCCATTCTTCCAAAAAAGTTTTAGCATCGGGCTGCTCCGTATAACATACTGAATTATTAGCTAACATCCTATGTGGATTTCCGCCGTCTTGTACTGGTAGATACCATTGTCCTGTCTTAGCATCACGCATTCTATGGTCAGTTAGATTAGATAAACCAATCAAGGCACTTCGCCTAACTCCGCCAACAACAACAATGTCACCTATCATACATATAATATCGTGTACTTCTAAACTATTCAGCTTACGTCCTTTAGCCCCCTTAAATGTTTCTGTTACAAATGTAAATAAATTCTGCAATGGTAGAGGCCCAGAAGCACGACCACCAAATGTTTTAAGTCTAGCTCCCGCAGGTCTAATCTTACTGTAATCCACATTAGGAATATCACCTTCCCACAGACTACTCATCAACTTCCTAAATGCTACCGCCCAACCCTTCTTAGAATCTGCTACTACAATTACATCATCAGACCATGACAATTCTCTGGGTACAGGAGGTAGTAGATCTATCTTCTTGCGCTCATTAGAGAACCCAATCCCCGTTCCGTTCATCAATATGTACAAGATTTCGCTAAACACCCGTTTACTTGATATAGAGGTGTATGCACAGTTAAATGCTGCAATATTATCCCTCTCACAAGCCTCTCCTGCCGTCATAAGAAGTCTCATGGATGGAACTATCTCCTGACGTAGTAACGCCCCGTGTAGCTCCTTATATGTCCCTTTAAGGTCTACTTTAGAGGACATATAGTCCATAAACCTAGTAATAGTCTCTTCCCATGTCTCTCTGCGTTTTTTGTCCTCTAAATACCTAGCATATTTAGTTACGTGGATAATCTGCTCATACGTTCCCATTTTATTATCTTTTTTCATGTTATCCTTAAATTTATACGTTATCGTCCGTTGCTACCCATTCCAATATAGCTAGTAATCCACCTATCGCTAGTATCACTACCACAATACTAACTGCTAGAACTTGTGTGGTTATCAATAAATCTCCTATACTTGTCACTATTATTTCTCCTCAGTTTCAATTAGTTTCTTTAGGTAATGATCTGCTTTATAGAGATCCTGTACTCCTCCCTTGTTCCGATAACGACAAATGTACTTAATTATATTTCCCTCTAGGAATGATAAGTTGTTTGCCAGTATAAAGTCCCAAGGCTGTATCTCAGTTAAGTAATGCTCTCCCCCTATCTGCTGTTCATTAACGCCCAACCATCTATCCTCCGCCGTTTGCTTACTCATCATCCCACTCCTCATCTTCCAAGTCTTTAATGAAATAATCTCCCCTCCCCTCAATTTTTTCAGAGAACTTGTCTACTATATCCTCTGAAGATATTTCTAATATCTCTAAGAGTGAGATCTCATCTAACATCTTTAGTCTTTCTTTAATTTCTTCGTGTGTGAGTGGCATAATAGTTTCTACCCTATGTGGTGCGTTCCATAAATTGATGGCAGGAAACCATAAGTCTTTCCACCATTTGTCCAAGTCTTTCATCCATTTTATATCCCTTTATGTGTTACAACAATTTTCTCAAGCTTCTCAGTACCCTGACTCCATTTTCCACAATCTTGACATTGATACCTTGCGTACAGTCCTGCCAACCTTCTAATAGTACCCCTCCGTTGTAAGTGATGACCACCACATACAGGACAAGCATTTGTTGGGCTATCTGTGGGGTGATTAGGAATCCACGGAAGAAGTCTCATATACAATTGCTCCGTCAGAGTCACATCGTGTATGTTGTACTTCTTCATCTTCTGCATGGCTTTCTTGTCCCCTGCCATATAAGCCGTCCATAAATCATGCCCTTGATGTTTGAGTTTGTTTCCAATTTCTAAAAAATTACATACATACTCTAACTTATTACTAGGCATTTTAAATCTACGTCTGACTGTTCTTAGTAAATCAATCTCCTTAAAAGGTGCAGGTGGTGGCAATCCTTGATTAATAAAGTCCTTATTCAAAATAGGAATATCGAATTTAGAACCGTTATAATGGATAACTGCATCTGCTTCAGTTAGCAATTCGTATATATCTGTTACGAATGCTTTTTCTTTATGATCTCTAAAGAACACTTGTTTCTTACCTAACCACTTGGCTGCCCAACATAACGTGTAAGTAGGTTTTACTATCTGATTTAAGGATACGCTCTGATCCCATAATCCCCATGTGTGTACTAAATTGGGTGCAGTTTCTATATCTAAAATAAGGATTTTGATAAGTTTTTCTCCCATTCAACATAATTTTTAGATAGTATCTCTTGCGCTCTATCATAGTCTCGCTCTGCCTTCTCAATGAACTCTATCTCAGGAGGAAGTAACCTGCACGATCTCGTAGACCATAGGGCTTCCCCTGAATCTCCATACCCGATACCCAATCTATATATACAAGGGCGATCTGAGAATGTTATATTAACTACCTTTGAAATCATTTTTTCTTCCTCCTAAGTTTTTCTTTCTGAGTCTTAATCTTATGACAAGATTTACATAACACTTGAAAGTTCTTATCCTCACAAAACATCCTATCTATATAGGTATTCCAATCGACAAACCCTGCTTTGGGATCAACCACGGGCTTCTTATGATCTACCTGTACTTCCTTCTGTGGGAAAGCTTCTTTACATTTATTACATTTGTAATGCTCTGCCATTCTCCCACTACTCTTGTTTATCTGCTTCCCTACCTTGGCAGCGTTTAAGCACATAAACTTAGGTGGATACCTCCTCATGCCTCCTCTAATTACACTAAATATAAAAGCCCTGAACCTGCCCTCCGTCCAACCCTTAACCCTCAATATCTTCTCTAACCGAATATGTCACACCCAAATCCCTCCATATCCAAAAACAATTAGCATTCATATAAAATCTCTCAATCTGTTCTCTTTCTAGATCAGGTCTGTCTTGTACACCCTCTAACTTGTCATCAATGTACATATTAAGAACAATGGTTTTAAGTAGGTCTTCATCGGGAACATCCTGTAACAACTTACTTGCCTTGGCTTCCCCAATACCCCTAATACCAAATAGATTATCAGCTACGTCACCTATGAGCATTTGTTTATAGAAATGTATAATGCCATCATGGTAACTAACGTCTCTAAATATAGCAGGGCGAACTACCTTACCACTACGAACAATCTCCCAACTATAATGCTTACCTGCAATCATTAATAAATCTTTATCTATGGAACATATTATTGTGTCATCAGTCTGTGCAATTCCTAGAGCATCATCAGCTTCATAACCATCCGTTACTTCCGCATTGTAACGATCAATCAGAAGTTGTTGAGTAGCTTTTAGATGCTCTGGAGGTGGTGGGCGGTGTGACTTGTAATCCGAGTTGATTTTCTTTCGGAAGTTAGACCCTCCTGAAATAAATACCCTATACTTATCACACTCTACCTCACTTAAAATCCTATCTAACATCTTCTCTGCACGAGACTTAGCTACCCACTCCTCTGCCCCGTTAGCTGAGACTGCTGAGATATAACATATCAAATCTCCGTCTATTAGGGCAGTAGTCATTAGGTCATTTCACCCATTTCAACTTCGTTTGCTGCGGTAGCATCTTCTTCCTTATGGTTCATTACCCATTGAAAGATGTTCTCTGCTGTTGCAAATACTTTCTTCTCATTAAGTTTCTCTTTGTCACTTAGACAACCTATGGCTGTTGACAGAGATGATTGAGCAACTATAAGCCGTTGTCGTATTGCCCGTTCTTCTTTAGTTTCGTATGTAGATACATAGGGTTTAGCTGCTACCTTACCTGCTGCTTGTGGGGCTGCATTATTTACCACTCCTGTATCTCTCCCTTTGCTAATGCTGATTGCATTCCAAAAGTCACTACCATCTTTCTTTTCCTTGACCATTGTAAACTCATCATCCTTAACCAAATTATTAATTCCTTTAGCTACATCGGGTGAGTATTTCATAACATTTTCATGGAACTTCTGGGCTTTAATGTCCCCTGTTTTATCATCACTATAAGTGAATCTTACTCCCTTATATGTTTTACCTGCTGCGTTGGTAAATTCCATATCTTTTTTTATCTCTACTACTATCCCCGTGCTTACACTTTGTGGCATTTGTTGCTCCTTTTTAAATGTTAAACATTATTATATCATACCTACTACTTTATGTCCACCTTTATTTATAATATTTCCTTCATATCTGTCATGTTATCTCCTCCAAGAACCTCACAACAAAGTGGAAGGTTGAAACGCTTGCCAAATACCCTCCCAAAATTATCAGGGAGGTCAGAGAACACTGAATGACATAAGTTACGAACCCTTGCCAATTCAGATGATTGTATATCACAAACAATTGAATCATGCACAGTATTGCAAAGAACGCCTTTAATATCTCCAATATCTTTCCACCTTTTAAAAAATGATACTCTTGCTACTGCCATTACATCTGCACCTAACCCCTGTACGGGATAATTCTTTATGGCACGTTCTGGCACTTCTAACTCATTAGTATTCTTATTTCTAATTAAAGGGAAGCGGTACACCCTACCTGTCGGCATTATTAGTTGACCGTCCTTTGATGCTTGGACAACTATGGTGTTATGCCATCTAGCAAAATCCTTATACTTGAAATAATACTCATCAATCTTGTCCTGCCAAAAATCTTTCTTAGAACTAATCCAAGAAAAGGCAGGATCATTAGCATAACCCCAAGCACCACCACCATACATTAATCTGAATACAAATATCTTAGCAACAAGTCTACCATCCTTACCTTCGGGCAACCCTAGCATCTTCTGATTACGACTGTGTATGTCAACCCCATCAATAAGTTCCTTCATCAGAACCTTATCTTGCGAGAGGTACGCTCCACATACAATCTCTAATCCCTTCGCATCTAATTGTATTATCATAAGTATCTACTCTCGCAATATCGTTTAGTGGATGAATCTGCATTCTGCCCGTTTGGTTGACTAGAACTAAGTCTACCTGTAACCGCCACACATTGATTTAACTGGGGATGTAGTGTATCTTTTTTTAGATTCAGTTTATGAATAAAGTCACTCCACCCAAGTAAATATGTACCGCGTAATTTCTCCAACTTATTATACTCTTGAAACAATGTGATGAACTGTCTTGCCCTCTTCTTTGCTTTAACTTTCTTGAGGGTCTTCTCATCAACCTTCCAGTACTTCCTCGGCTTCGTTAGTATACCCTTCTCCACAAACACCATCTCCTTTTGGCTAACCTTCTCATGTGATTCAGTGTTCTTCAATGGTTTAACCATGCCAACACAATCGTATGAGTTATAGATTACTTTGTACCTTGTCTGACCGATCTTACTGCCTGTCTTATACTCCCCTATGGGTATGCGTGATTCTTTAAGTATAGTACCCCCATATATAATAGCTGATATGTCTGTATCACTAGACAAACTATAAGGTATTGAACCTACACCAAAATCCAACTCTGCTTTAATGATCTGCTGCTGCTCTAATATCTCCGCTGCCCTAGCCCTTGCCTTCTCTTCATTAAACCTTATACCATTAAACTCCATCTCCTCTAGTACTAATAAATCTTTACAATGTAACTTGAACAGTGGTAGCAGATGTTTATGAGTAGTCTCAAACAATTTCTTTTGAGCCAAGTATACTTCCTCAGTACCTTTCAAGTCACGCTCTAAGTACTCAGTTAGAATGTCTGTTGGAATAGCATCAGTATCAATTCCCTTGTTCCAGTACTCAGTTTTGACTACATCCAGTTTAGCAGGGAAACCATACTTCTCTAGACACCCATCTAAGGAAGGGAATCTCATCTCTTGACCAGTAAGTATAAACTCTGCTAGTTGTGTGTCCCATACCTTAATGTCTTTTATAGACACTCCACATCTTCTAATCCAATGTAGATCAAACTTAATGTTATGTCCTACCAGTAGCTTCCCTCTCACCGCTAAATCGTCAAAGTCCTCAGTAAGAATCGTTAACTCATCATCCTGCAATACCCCAATCATAACCATCTTGTTTGTCTGATCAAAGGGATTCCCCTTGTT